TTAGATCGACCTTCCGAACCACATTACGCGTCCGGCAATAGATAGCTCTTCTGTCTCGTTGGCTGGCACTTCTTCCGGTGGGAAGACCGGATTGTCAGAAATTAGAGTGAGTGAGCCATCGCGCCTTACATGAACCCGTTTGACGAAGACCAAACCAGCCAAGACAACTACATACAACGCATTGTCGCGCACATGGTCTATTGATGTGTCGACAAGAAGTATGTCGCCGTCACGAATGGTCGGCTCCATCGAGTCGCCTTTTACTGTCAAAGCTCGCGCCGCAGTTGGATTAATCCCCATCCGCCGGAGCCATTCAGCGCGGAAAGCTAACAAGCCAGTGCTCTCCTCGTGGTGAGCCAGAACACCATTGCCAGCTGACGCTTCCACTGCCAGTCGCGGGATCATTGAAAACTGCTCTTCAATGGCCGCCCTAGTGCGAGCAGGCTTTTCCGACGCGGTTTTCGCCCCTTCTCCTGTGGCCAACCAATTGACCTCAACATTTGCACCGCGAGCGATGGCGAGCAATGTCTCCAAAGTCGGCATGCCCCCTTTTAGAAGGGCTCGAAGCGCACTGGGGCTAATGCCGACCGCATGAGCGAAACTGCGCTCACTCGATGATCCAATCAGCATTCTCAGCCGAGTAGCGAACTCTGTTTGCTCCATAGTCACATCTCTGACGCCTGGTCAGGCTTCCCTTTTTGCGAGCAAATTCCGGCTAAGTAGTTGATTCTATTTATGTTTCATCGGCATTGCACCTACCTGAGCGCAAAATGAACTCTGACGCGTTCGCCGTCGTTGCAAATGCGCTTTTTTTGGTTCATCATGGTTCCACATTCGTTGTTTGCTTCGACCGAAAAAACCGGCTGCGCCAACAGCCGGCCCTCCGGAGGATGGCATGTCCGCTACCCCGCCCGCCCATGCCTGGGACAGTCACGCGATACGCGCCGCGGTTCACCGGGCAGGAACAAACCTGACCAAGCTAGCGCGCGACGCCGGCGTCTACGAGACCGCCTGCCGTGAGGCTTTGGTGCGTCCGTGCCCCACGGGAGAGCGGCTTATCGCCGAGTTCCTGCGGGTGCCTCTGCAAGAGTTGTGGCCCGACAGGTACGCAGCTCCATCCAGGGCAGAGAGTAGCCCGACTCGCCCTCGCGGCACCAGTCAGAAGCCTGACCGGATCGCAGACACGCGGCGCGTCGCATGACCAGGCGGCTGTCTGCAAAGCGCGCAAGCGCTGACACTTCCCTCATTCAAGCCGCAGCCGGCCGCCTCACGCTCCTGGTTTTCGGAGTGGCGGCTTTGGCTTGCCTCTTGGCTCTCACCACCCTCGTTCCAGCATGGAGACTGATTTGACCACGATACTGAAAAAGGTCTCGGCATCAGGCCGGATCTACTACTGCAAGGGCAAGGTGCACGAGATCGCTCTCGCAGGCGGCGGTCACGCACTCGTCGCCGAGACCGGTCTTCTGGCTGGTGATGCCCGCCGGTTTTCCAGTCGTGCAGACGCCCAACGCGAAGCGGACCGGATCAACTCTCGCGGCATCAGCAACGCGCGATGGGAAGTCGAAGAGGTGCGGCCGTGATCGCGCCCTCCGAGTTCATTCAGCTTAGCCAGATCGACGCCAGCGCCCGGCTTCGCAAGGCGCTGCCGTCTCGCATCGAGGCGCTTGCGGAAGATATCGACCAGCACGGACTGCTGACGCCTATCGAGGTTGTCGGGCCCCTCGACAACGGTGGCTATCGCCTGGTGTACGGGGCACACCGTCTTGCGGCGGTCAAGCTGCTCGGCTGGGAGACCATCCCGGCAATCATGCATGCGCCCGATGCGTTCGCCGACACCGCGCAGGAGCGTCTGCGGGAGATCCGCGAGAACCTGATGAGGTTCGAGCTGAACCCGCTTGAACGCGCGGTCGCAATCGCGGCATGGCGCGACATCTACGAAGCCGCGAACGGCAAGGTCTCTCGCGGAGGAGATCGACGCAAAAAGCAGGTTGTGCAGGATCTCGACGAGCAAAGTGCAAAGTTTGCACTTTGCTTCTCCGATGCTGCCCAGGCGGCGTTCGGTCTGAGCTCCCGCGCGATCTATCTGGCGCTCAAGATCGCGACAATTCCGCATGACATCCGGGAACGCATTGCCGACAGCGCCTTGGCCGGCAACCAGTCGGAGCTGTTGCGGCTTGCCGATCAGTCTCCCGATCGGCAGGCGCAGATCGTCGGGATGATCCTTGCCGAGCCGCCACTCGCCAATGCCGTCGACGAGGCGCTTGCGGTCATCGACAAGGTGCCGCCGCGACAGGTGGCGGACCCTCTGGCGAAAATCTCGGACAAGTTCTGCCGTTTGAAGCGGGCGGAGCAGTATCGGTTTTTCGAGCTCCACCGGAAGGCCATCGAGCAGTGGCTGTCCGAAGACCAGGCGGATGAGGCTGCCTGATGGCAAAGGCGCGGGGAGATAGCCTGACCGGCGATCTGCTGAGCTGGCAGCCCGAAAGGGTGGCTGTCGGCTTTGACGCGGGCGATCTGCGAGGCAATCGCATAGCCTCCCGGATCAGTCAGGCCGTCTCCCTTGCGCTCAAGAACTGCGACAGGTCCCGTGCGGAGATCGCGCGAATGATGAGCGCCGATCTTGGCTACACGATCTCCGAGGCAACTCTGGATGCCTACGCATCGGAGGCGAAGGAAACCCACAAGATCACGCTGGAACGCTTCATCGCGCTCGTAGAGGCCACCGGCTGCCATGACCTGCTGGGCTTCGTTGCCGACATCTTCGGTTACGCATGTGTCCCGCAGAAGTTCGCAGCCCTGATCGAATTGCACCAGATCGAAGAACACGAGCGAGAGATCGCCGCGCGCAAGCAGGCTCTCCAGTCTAAGTGGAGGAGCGGGCGATGAAAGAATGGCTCACAGCCGCAGAGATCGCGGCGGAAAGACTTCCGGGCCTTCCCACGACAGAGAGTGCTTTGGTTCGTAAGGCTAAGCGGCACGGCTGGACAGAAAGCCATTTGTGCCGGCAGCGCGAGGGCCGCGGCGGAGGTGCCGAGTTCCATATCCAGCTGCTCCCGATCGATGCGCGCGCCGCCTATCTGTCGCGTGCCGTCGCATCTCGAGGGCAGGCGCCGGAGGCAAAACGAACGGCATCGGCGCAAGCCCTCTGGGATCGTTACGACCGCCTGTCCGCCAAACAGAAAGCTGAGGCGCAGCGGCGGCTGGATGCCGTCAACCGCGTCGATCAGCTGACGAACGGAGCCACCCGGCAGGCCGCGGTCGCGATTGTCGCGATGTCGCTCGACGTCTCGACGTCGACCGTCTGGAATTGGGTGAGAACCGCTCAAGGCGCCGCCAAGGCCGACTGGCTGGCAGCGCTGGCGCCGCAGCATCGCGGACGCACTGCGACGGCGAAGGTGTCGCCAGAGGCTTGGGACTTTCTGAAAGCCGACTGGTTGCGTCCCGAGGCACCGAATTTCGAGGCATGTTTCCGGCGGCTGGAGCGAGCAGCACAGGAACATGGCTGGACACTGCCTTCGGCCAAGACCCTGCGCAGACGACTTGATCGTGAACTGCCTCGAGCAGTGCAGACGCTTGCCCGGCGGGGCACGAAGGCCGCGCAGGCGCTCTATCCGCACCAGACCCGCGACCGGTCGGTCTTCCATGCCATGCAGGCGGTAAACGCCGACGGCCACAAGTTCGACGTGTTCGTCAAATGGGCCGACGGCAGCATCTCGCGGCCAATCATGGTGGCGATCCAGGATCTTTACTCCGGGATGATCCTCGCAAACCGGATCGGGGAGACCGAGAACTGGCCGTTGATCCGTCACGCTTTCGCGGACCTGGTCGAGAGCTGGGGCATCCCGGAGAGCGCCACTCTCGACAATGGCCGGGGCTTTGCCTCGAAGTGGCTCACAGGTCAGCAGAAGACGCGCTTCCGGTTCAAGATCCGGGAGGATGAACCGGAAGGCGTCCTCACGGCCCTCGGCATCAAGATCAGTTGGGCGACGCCGTATCACGGTCAGGCGAAGCCGATCGAGAGAGCCTTCCGCGACCTGTGCGAGGACATTGCCAAGCACCCCAAGTTCGCGGGCGCCTACACCGGCAACAAGCCCGATGCGAAGCCCGAGAACTACGGTTCGAAGGCCGTTCCGATCGAGACCTTCCGCCTGATCGTTGCCGAGGAAATTCGCCTGCACAACGAGCGTGCGGGGCGTCGGGCAGCCGTGTGCGACGGAAGGAGTTTCGCCGAGACGTTCCGGGCTTCCTACGAGAACGCCCTGGTTCAACGCGCCACCGAAGCGCAACGCCGCATGCTGTTGATGGCAGCCGAAGGGGTCACCGCTTCGAAGCGCAACGGCGAGGTGATGCTCGGCAACAATCGCTATTGGGCGGAACCCCTGGTCGATCTGGCCGGCCGCAAGGTCGTGGTGCGGTTCGACCCGGATGACCTTCTTGCCGGCGTGTCCGTCTACGGCCTCGACGGTCGCTTCGTCGCGGACGCTGCCTGCATCGAGGCGACCGGCTTCGCCGACATGGACGCCGCACAGCGGCACGCCCGAGATCGTCGCGGATGGCTCAAGGCGCAGCGCGAATTGCTCCGTCTGGAGAAGCGTCTCTCGATCGACGATCTCGCCAATCTTCTGCCGAGCCCTGCACCCGAGACCCGCCCGGCGGCGAAAGTTGCGCGCCTCATGCCGGTGGCACGACCTGCCAGCGACGGCAAGCAGGCCGGAGCGTTCTCCCGTGCCGTGGAAATGCTCGAGGAAATGAGGGGCGAAGTCGTCCCGTTGAGATCCCGAACCGGCGGGTGATCCGGAAAAAAAACGCCCCGGCGAACCGGGGCGCATGAAGTCAACAAGAGAAACGAGGATAGAATGAGCAAGGATAGCGCACAAGTCTGGAACGCTCCGAAGTCCACCCCGGATACCAACCAGGAGGCGCTGGAAGCGTGGCAGGACGCCACTGCCCGCCTGCGCGAAGTGGCGAACCGCGAAGGTCTGACGCGGACGGAAGTGGCGCGGCGTTCGGGTGTTCCGCTCGGAACGATCTCGGCCTGGTACGACGGCACCTACAACGGCAACTACGAGAACACGACCGCTCGCGTGGTGCGTTGGCTTGATGCGGTCGAGGAGCAGCGGGCGGCAGCAGTGGAGACACCGCAGGCGCCCGATTGGGTCGATACTGCGACCGGAAAGGAACTCTGGGATACGCTGGTTTACGCCCAGGTCATGCCCGAGATCGCCGTCGTGACGCTCGGCGCGGGCATGGGCAAGACCACCACCGCGCGCCGGTACGTCTCCATCCGCCCGAACGCCTATTTGGTCACTATGCGGCCGACCACCGCGGGCAAGCACTCCATGCTGCAGGAGCTCGCGCTGGCGCTCGACGTGATCGAGCGCAACCCGGCGCGACTGGATCGGGCTATCGGCCACCGTCTCCAGAGGAACGGCCGGCACACGCTGCTGATCGTCGACGAAGCGCAGAACCTCAAGGACGATGCGGCGGACCAGCTCCGCTATTTCCACGACGAGTACGGCTGCGGGATCGTGTTGCTCGGCAATGACGAGGTGGCCTCGCGCTTCGGCAGGAAGGATCCGCGCAAGGGCCAGGCGCAGTTTCATCGCCGGGTCGGCAAGCGGATCGAGCGCCTGACGCCCGCAGCTGCGGATGTCGAGGCATTTATCGATGCCTGGCGGGTGGAAGATGCCGAGGCGCGGAAGCTGCTGCAAGCCATCGGCCGGAAGCCGGGTGCGCTTGGCCAGATCGACAAGACGATGCGTCTGGCAGGCATTTTCGCCATGGGCAGTGGAGAGCAGGTCGCCGCCGAACACATTCGCGCCGCCTGGAACGATCGCTCCGGGGAGGCCATCTGATGTTGTCCGACGACATCCAGTCCCTGCGAGCATGGATCGATGCCCACGTCACCAAGACGGGTGGTCTGACCATGTCGCCGATGGTCACGCGAATGATGCAGGTGGCCGTACTCGATATGGCCGGCCGTGCTCGGCATCTTGAGGCAAGTCGCATTGCCGGCCCCGCCACGATCACCGATGGCGATCTCGCCAGCGGCAAGGTGCAGCGGCTGCCTATCGTGCCGCGTCCGGTGCCGGCGGCTCCCGATGGCGGAGGGTCGGCAGCATGAGCGAGGCCCTGCACGAGTTGGTCGACGAGATCCTGGCCGGCGTCTTCGACGGACGCGGCCCCGACACACCGGCCTCGGTCGCGGCGGCAGAGGTGGCTGCCAAACTGCTCAGCGGAGGCACAAGCCGGCCCGACCTCGTCCGGTCCATCAGCCGGCTGATCGTCGCCGTTGATCTCGAGTTGAGGCAGCGCGAGGCGCTGCGACGTGAGGCGGCCGAGCGGCCGCAGCCGGCGCCCGCTCCCAAAGCACCCCAGGCGACGATCAGACGGCGCTGGCGGGTCAGCCCGATGCTCGACCACCTGCTGTCCAGCCAACCCACCCCCACCGCCAATCTCATGGGCGACCCGGCACCGGGCCGCTCCGCACTCGACCAACGCCATGGAGGCATTCAATGACCGAGATCACCGCACCCGAGGACGGCGTCCTGGACGTCAACGGCAAGCGCTACATGACCGATACGAAAGGCTCGCTCGTCCCGCTCGATCTGGTGAAGCCGACCGACAAGCTGCAGGACGAGTTGGTCCGCAAGGTCATGGGATACGCGCGCGACCTCAGCGCTCAGATCAGCCGCTTTCGCGGGCACACCTTCGAGGACATCGGGTCTCTCGATGCGCTTCTGGCCCAGGAATACGGCGCCACGCTTGGTGGTCGGAAAGGCAACAAGACCCTGCTCAGCTTCGACGGCACGATGAAGATCGAGGTCAAGGTGGCCGACTTCATCGACTTCGGCCCAGAGCTGCAGATTGCGAAGGCCCTTATCGACGAATGCCTGAACGAGTGGTCGGCGGAAAGCCGACCGGAAATCCGCGCCATCGTCACCCGAGCGTTCAACACCGACAAGGCGGGCTGCATCAACAAGACGGAAATTTTCATGTTGCTGCGGCTCGACATCGCGGATGAGCGGTGGCGGCGCGCCATGGATGCGATCCGCGAGGCAATGCGCGTGATCGGATCTAAGACCTATCTGCGCTTCTATGAGCGAGCCTCGGTCGATGCCCCTTGGCAGCCGGTCACCATCGATCTGGCGAGGGCGTCGTGATGACACAGGCTCTCAAGGATCTCCGCGACCAGGTGGCACGCATGCTCGACGAGGCGCGGGCCAATGTCGGCGAAATGGGGAGCGATCATTCCGTCTTCTTCCAACGCCGCCGAAACGAAGAAGCGAACCTCGCGCGCCGACTGACATCGGCGTTCGATGCCCGCACGAAGGTCGACTTCCGAGGCGCGGCGGTGAGCATCGCCGGCATCCGGTCGACCAGCACGAGCGGGCTATTCGGAGCGGTTCAGAATTGGCTGGTGGCCTCGGGCAAGCGCATCGGGGGGCAGTCATGAGTGACTACCAGACACACCCGTCACCCTATCGGCCGACCGTGAAATCCGCTGATGAGCGCAAGCTCTGCCGTCTCACCGGTCTGCTGGAGCGCTCGCTTGCCGACCTGCGCGGCGAGCTCGCGTCGATGGTCGAAGCCACGTGCGAGCTGGCCTGGGATGGCATGGACCACACTCCGGTGCCCGGCACCGCCGCAATCGAGACGGGATCCGTCATCGCCGACCGCGTGCTGCTGATCCGCGAAATCGAGGCGGAAATCGGCAGGCCGGCCGAGCACCCGGAGCCGCAGTGGCTGGATGACCTGCTCGATGGCAAGTGGGGGCTGACATGACCAGCGAAACCAACTTTGCCCGGCCGGAAGACCTGCTCGAACGGTCGCTCATCGAGCTGCGGGAAGTGCTGCGCTCCGACGTGTTGACCGCCTGCGATCTGACCGGCCCCGCCTCAAACCGCGTGCCGGTGCCCCGCACCTGCGATCTGACCTGGTTGGAGACGCTAACGCGGCTGCTCGATCTCATCCGCGAGATCGAGGCGATGATCGGCACGCCGGCCGATCTGAAGTGGACGCCCGAGCTGGCCGCCCCCGGCTGGCTTACCGACCTCGTGGCCGGCAAGTGGGTGCTGACATGAGCTCGCTCTGGATCGACCACCGTCACATGCGCATCCGCAAGTACAGCGCCGCAGCGACAGGACCAAAGGCCGTCGTCCGAGTGGAGATCGAGGTCTCCGAACCGGGGTCGCTCGGGTACCTACTGGCGAACATCGGCGAAGTACAGCGCGAGGTGGAAGCGGCGCGAACGAAGGCCAAGCAGAAGCCGGCGAAGCCGCTGGCGCTGCCCTACTACGGGAGTGATGGGGCATGACCAGCGAGACCCTTCTTCGCCGCCTGCGGGCCTTGCGGGCGATGACGACGGCCAACGGCTGCACCGAAGCGGAAGCGATGTCCGCTGCGGCAAAGGCCGCAGAGATCATGCGCGATGCAGGTCTGACAGAGAGCGACCTCGAAATCGGCGAGGCTTCGTCACCAAGCAAGAGCAAGGGCCGGTCTGTGGCCGCCGACCTCTGGCCGGTCATCGCGTTTTGCACCAACACTGACAGCATCGTCCTGATCGACGGCGACAGTGTGTCGGTCAACTTCGTCGGCTGCGAGCCGGGGCCGGAAATCGCCGTCTATCTGCGGGAGGTCTGCGAGCGGGCCATCAAGCGAGAGCTGGAGACCTTCAAGGCGGGCGACTACTACCGGCGACGACGCACGCTCAAGACCCGGCGCCGGGCAGCTGAAAACTTCGTCTTGGGGATGGTCCTTCGCCTCCGTCGAAGGCTGCTCGAACTGTTCTCGCCCACAAGAAGCGACGCAGCACGTGCGAAGGCGGTCGAGGCTCTCGGTCAGCGATATCCAGCTATGTCGAAACGCAAATTGCGTGACCGTCCGATCCGGAACACCGACGCGGCAATCCAAGGCTTGGTCGCGGGCGGGCGTGTGCCGCTCAATCATGGACTAACGGCAAGCGACGCTGCCCCCGCCCTCGTCGAGGGGAGGGCTCCGGCATGACCGTCGAGCGCATCACGTTTGAGGATCGCGGCCAGGACTTCCTTTGGTGGGAAGTCGACATGGAAACCGGCCGGGTTGTCGGGTGCGGGCCGTGCCAGGGCTGGCTTTGGGCAAGCGGCGATTATCGCGTCGATCTCGACGCAATCTCTGTCGGATCCTGCCTGCGCGTCTTCAGTCGGAATGAGGCGAGAGCGCGCACATTAAATCATGTGATCGCCGATATTGCCCCGGCTCCGCAGCGGGGAACGTTGCCGCTTTTCGATCCGCAGCAGCAGGTATCGACCTAGCGGGCCGCGTAGCCCGAACGGAGGGAGGGCTTTGTCATGTCCGTCCGCGATCCCGGTGCCCGCCGCCAGGAGCTGCTCGGCGAGGTCGAGCGTCACCGCTACAGGCTGCACCGATTGCCAAGGCTGACCGCCGAGCTTCAGGCGGTCACCACCCAACTTTTGCGACAGGAGATTTCCGAGGCTGCCAGTGCAGCCACGTCGTCGGCCGAGGACCAGGACGCACGTCCGGACCCGTTGAGATGGTGGGACAGATGACCGATCAATTGATGAGAGTGCGACAGGTAGAGGAAGCTCTCGCTGCTGCGTTTCGCCAGCGGGGGAACTTCGAGGTTATGACCGTGGACGGCGAGCGCTGGGTCTACCTGACCCCGAACAGTCACCTGTTCGCCGATGCGGGCGTGGAGCAACCTACCGCCGGTCTGTGGGACCTCGCCGTTGATCTCGAGCGCCTGCTCTCGGCCGAGGGGCTGATCCGATGAGCGCCGCCCTCAAAGCAATTCACGCAAAGCGCCGTCAGATGGGCCTCGACGACGACAGCTATCGTGCGCTTCTGACGTCCGTTACCGGCAAGGGCTCGTCGGCCGCCATGAGCGAGAGAGAGCGCCGGGCCGTGCTTGACGAAATGGATCGTCGGGGAGCTCCGAAAAGTGCAACGCGGCGGGATCGCGCGAGCGGCCGATATGCCGGCAAGCTGCAGGCCCTGTGGATCGCTGCCTACAATCTCGGCATCGTGCGAGACAAGACCGATGCGGCGATGCTCGCCTTCGTCAAACGTCAGACCGGGCTCGATCACAGCCGCTTCCTGCGAGAGCCGGCCGATGCCTCACGAGCGATCGAGGCGCTCAAGGACTGGATGCGTCGGGCAAGCCGGGCGCCGGCTCTGTTTCGGTACGAGAAAGGGCTCGGCCGACTGTACAACGACGACCGCTTCCAGATCCTGATTGCCCAATGGGGACAGCTTGTTTCGGTCGATGGCTGCCCGGCGCAAAACCTTGAGCAGTGGGCCGCCGACATGACGGGCGGAAAGACGTTCGCGGACATGTCCGATGACGACTGGATCGATCTGATGAACGTGCTGGGAGCCTGCCTGCGGAAGGCCAAGCCGGAGGCCGCCTCATGACATCGTCAATCTTCGTCTCCGATCATGCCGTCCTGCGTTACCTGGAGCGCGCCCACGGGGTCGATATTCAAGCCATCCGCGCGCACCTTGCAGGGCGAGCCGCAACCGCGGCCGACCTCGGCGCCATCGCCGTCAAGATCGAGGGTGTCAAACTGGTGTTGCGAGGCCGTGTCCTCGTCACCGTCCTGCCGCGCAACGTGGTGACCTTTCCACCGGGTGGAGGGTCGAGATGAACGACAATTCGGATCTTCCGGGCCTGCTGGCCGACATCGCGGATGTTGCAGGTCTCGACGCGGCGATGACGCTTGCCGAGGCCGTCGGCGGAACCCGTGTGACCATTCCCGCCCGGGTGCCGCATGATCACTGGCTCGTGCGTACGGTCGGCCGAAAGGCTGCGGAAGCGATCTGCAACCACTTCCGGACACTCTCGGCCGAGGGCCGCGAAGCTGGCGCCAGGCACATCGTCATCCCGAAAGGTCCCGCGGGATGCCTGGACAAAGCGCGCCGGCGTCTGGCGAAGGAGCTTCACAACGGAGCGAGCGCGCGCGAAGCTGCACGGCGCGCCGGCCTGTCCGAGCGTGCGGCCTTTCGCATGCGGGCACGGATGCGAGAAGACGAAAATGGCCCTCAGGGACGCCTGTTCTAGGGCGTTTGACAAGGCTTCGAAAACAAACGAACGTCACGTGTGATCGACTGCCGAACCGGGGCTGACAACCGTCAGCCCCGGTTTTTGTTTCCGCCCCGCGATGCTGCGAGTAGCGATGGCGGGTGCGTCCCGCGCTTCTACCGACACCAGCGGGACGATCCCATGCAGACCATCACCAAGTTGAGCCCTCACGGGGCGCGGGACCTTAGCAGCCATGAAGGGGTTGTTACGCGGGCCTATCGTGATCCGGTGCATGTGCTGACCATCGGCGCCGGGTTCACCAACCGGTCGAAAGCCTTTCGCGAGTACTGGATCCAGACGCGCGGCCATCCGCTCCAGCCCGGCGACACGATCACGCGCGAGGAGACGCTGAAGATCCTCCCGAAGATCGTCGACGAGGAATATGGCGCGGCCGTCGTGCGGCACATCAAGCCGAAGCACCAGCACCACTACGACGGCGCGGCGTCCGTCTGCTTCAACCTCGGTCCTGGTGCCGCGAAATGGAAGTGGGCCAAGGCGCTCGCCGCTGGCGATCCTGCGAAGGCCGCGGCGCTGCTGCGCAAGACCGGAACCACGGCCGCCGGCCGTCGTCTGCCTGGCCTCGTCAAGCGCCGGCAGGCCGAGGCGCTGCTGATCCAGCGCGGCATCTATGCGACCTCGGGCGCGATCCGTGTCGAGCCGCGCGAGACGGTCGCCAAGGCCTCGACCGCTTCGGACGAGCTGCGGCATTACCAGGGCATCCTTGCCAAGCTCGGCCACTATGACGGCGCGCTCGACGGCCTGGCCGGACCCAAGACCACCAAGGCCGTTCGCGCTTTTCAGGCGGGTCACCCGCATCTCAAGACGGACGGCATCCTCGGCCCGGCGACAGCCGCGGCGCTGGAGCGTGCGGCGGCTGCCGGCGATGCCGGCGCGACGACGATTGTCGCGCTCCTGGTCTCCGGCGCGGGCGCTGCGGCCGCCCAGGGCGGTGCGCCCGAATGGGTCCTTTGGCTTGCCGGCGCCGGTGCCGGCGTTGCGGTCGTCGGCGGCGTGGTCATGGCCTGGGTGTATCGCGACGAGATCCGTCACCGCCTGTCCGGCCTGTTCTCGCGGAGGGCCTCGGCATGAGGGGATGGCGCACGCTGATCGTCAACGCCTTGATCGCGCTGCTGCCCATTGTGGCGGAGGTGCTGCGGTTGCTCGAAGGCTTCGACTGGACCTGGTACCTGGAGCCGCGTGATGCGCTCTGGGCCATGCTGATCGTCGGTCTCTTGAACATCTTTCTGCGGCGGATCACGACGACTCGGATCGGGGGTGGCGAATGAGCTGGCTCCTGTCCGTCCTGTTGCGCTTCGCTTCGTCCGGTCTGGTCGACCGGACGCTCTCCTATCTCGAGCGACGGCATGCCGAGGAGACCGGCCGCGAGAAGCTGCGCACCCAGGTCGAGATCGAGACGATCCGCGCAGCCGTCAGCGAAACCCGGATCCTCGCTGACCTGCAGCGGTCGAAGATGGATCACTGGGTCTACTGGTTCTTCGTCGCGCTGTTTCTGGCCCCACTCGGTCTCTGGTGGGCGGCTGTCATCGCCGACAGCATCGGCGGTTTCGCCTGGAACGTCGCGGCGCTTCCGCCCCCTCTCGATGAATGGGCGGCCGACATGGTGCGATGGATCTTCTTCACCGGCGGTGCTGCCGCAACCATTCGCGCATTGAGGTGATCGATGAAGCTGCATCCATTCGCCCAGGTCGCCCAGGTCGCCCTCATCCTCGTTGCCGGCATTCTCGCGGCCCTCGCGCTGACGCTGGCTGACGACTGCCGCGTCAGCGGCAACACAACCACCATTTTCAAGGGAGATCGCCGTTGACCCTGAGCGACGTTACCCCGGCCATCAGCGGGATCGCCGCGGTGCTCGGCAGTATCTCGATCATCTACACCTGGATTACCGCGCGTAGCCGAGTGAATGGCGAGGAGATCAAGGTGCTGCGGGAGCGCAGTGTGGAGCATGACCGCCGGATCGATAGGATCGAGAAGGACATCGAGCACCTGCCCGACCGCAACCACGCGCAAACAATGCAGTTGGAGCTTGCCCAGATGAGCGGCGAGATCCGCATCCTCGCCGAGCGGCTGAAGCCCGTCACGGCCATTTCAGAGCGTCTGCAGGAGTTCCTGCTCGAGGAAGCCAAGGCAAGGCGGAGTGCATCATGAGCAGCATGGATGAGATCATTCGCGAGGAAGCGCGCCTCATCATCCTCAAGGCGCTGGCCGATCAGACCGACGAGCGGCTGAATTCTGAGCTGCTGCGTCTGTCGCTTGAAGCCTTCGGCATCAGCCGTGAGCGCAGCTGGGTTCATGACGAGCTTCGCTGGCTGAGGGAGATGGGCGCCGTTGTGCTCGCCGAGGCGGGTACGGTGCTGATCGCCACCTTGACCGAGAAGGGCACGCGGCACCTCGAGCGCAAGCTCGCCATCGAGGGCATCAAGCGCCCGAGCCGTCCGGGAGCCTGACCATGGCCGGCCGCGGGCGTCTGTCATCGATCGATCTGTTGCCGGAAGAAGCACAAGACGACATCGTCTGGGCTTGCCAGCAGCTCTATACGCGGACGCGAAGTCAGGAAGATATCCGCTTCGAACTCAACGACCGGCTCGAGGCAAAGGGTCTGGAGCCGATCTCGCGTTCGGCTTTCAATCGCAAAGCCATGCGTCTTGCGACCGCGCAACGCCGCATGCAGGACGCCCGCGCGATGTTCGAAGGCCTGTCCGAGCAATTCACCGCGGAAGACGTGGATCAGAACACGGTCATTCTCGGGGAGTTCATCAAGACCCTGATCGTCGAGCTGGTCGGAGACGAGAGCGGAGAGAAGACACCCAAGCAGGCGATGGAACTGGCCCGCGCGTTCCAGGCGACGGTTGCGGCCCAGAAGATCTCGACCGAACGGCGGCAGAAGATCGAGGCGGACTTTGCCGCCAAGGCCGGCAAGGCGATCGAGGAAGTCGCCAAGGCCAAGGGGCTCACGGCCGACACGGTCGAGGCCATCAGGTCAAAGGTGCTGGGCGTCGATCCATGACCATGGCGGAACCGCTTTCGACGGAGGCCTGGGAAGACTTCCGGCGGAAGGCGACCCAGAACCTGCCTCCGGTTCTTGCCGGCATGGAACTGCCGGCAATCCTGCTTTCGTATCAGGCGGAACTGCTGCGGGCGACGTCGCAGTATGCTCTCGTCGTCACCGATAAGAGCCGCCGCATCGGAGCGACCTGGGGGATCGGTGCGGACGCTGTGCTGACGGCCGGCGCGCAAAAGTCCGCCGGCGGCATGGATGTCCTCTATATCGGCTACAATCTCGACATGGCGCGCGAGTTCATCGACACATGCGCCATGTGGGCGAAAGCCTTCGTGCCTGCCTGTAGCGAGGTCGGCGAGTTTCTGTTTCAGGAGCAGGACGACAAGGGGCAGGATCGGCATATCCAGGCCTTTCGCATCCGCTTCTCGTCGGGCTTCGAGATCGTCGCGCTGTCCTCGCGTCCGCGCTCGCTACGCGGCCGTCAGGGCTATGTGATCCTCGACGAATTCGCTTTCCATGACGATGCGGCCGAGCTGCTCAAGGCAGCGATGGCGCTGCTGATCTGGGGCGGCAAGGTGCTGGTCATCTCGACCCACAACGGCGAGGACAATCCTTTCAACGAGCTGATCACCGAGATCCGGGCCGGACGCAGGCCCGGCAAGGTGGTCCGCTGCACCTTCGACGATGCGCTCGAGCAAGGACTTTATCAGCGGATCTGTCTCGTCACCGGCAAGACCTGGTCGCCTGAAGCCGAGGCCAAATGGCGGGCCGATATCCGCGCCTCCTACGGATCGGATGCAGCCGAGGAGCTGGATTGCATTCCCTCGCAGGGCTCCGGCGTCTACCTGCCGAGCACGCTTATCGAGGCCTGCATGACGCCCGCTGCGCCAGTCCTGCGCTTGCGTTGCCCGGCCGGGTTCGAGCTGAAGCCGGACGAGGAGCGCAAGGGCTTCGTCAACGACTGGTTGGGCGAAACCGTCGATCCGTGGCTCGCGCTACTGGACAAGCGCCAACGCCATTTCTACGGCTTCGACTTTGCACGCTCCGGCGACCTGTCCGTCCTGTTGCCGCTGGCGGAAGGAACAGATCTGATCCTTCGCGCGCCTTTCTCGCTCGAGCTGCGCAACGTGCCGTTCCGCCAACAGGAGCAGATCCTCTTTCACATCGTCGACCGGTTGCCTCGCTTTAGCGGTGGCAAGCACGATGCAAGGGGCAACGGCCAGTTTCTGGCCGAGTATGCGATCCAGAAATACGGCGCGTTGCTGATCGAAGCCGTGATGCTCAGTCAGGCCTGGTATCTCGCCCATGGTCCGCGCCTGAAAGCACGCTTCGAGGATCGGACGTTCCTGCTCCCCAAGCATGTCGATATCCGCGACGACTTCCGCCAGCTCAAGACGGTGCGCGGGATCCCCATGGTGCCGGAGAACGCGCACACCCAAGGCAGCGACGGCGGCCAACGGCACGGCGACACGGCAATCGCCGGCATGCTTGCGATTGCCGCCGCTGAAGGACAGGTGCCGGAATACGGCTACACGCCGGCGCGCGATGACATGGACCTCGGCACCAGCCCCTTTGCCGACGTTTCGGATTTCGGGAGACAGCTATGGTGACGACCTGGAAGGGCCTGATCGACAAGTATGGGGCCCCGATCGAAAAGAAGGCGCTCGGGGAAGAGATTGCCGTGCCCGAACTCACCGGCGTGCGCCGGGTGGCCCACGAACGGGAGGCAAGCGGACTGACGCCGGAGCGCCTGGCGCAGATCCTGCGGCAGGCGCAGGAAGGGGAAGCCCGCGCCTATCTCACGCTCGCCGAGGAGATGGAAGAACGCTACCTCCACTACGGCTCGCAGCTGCAGACGCGGCGCCTGGCGCTTGAAACGCTGGACGTCTCGATCGAGGCGAACAAGGCCCCGTCCAAGATCGTCGACTTCGTGCACGACCTGGTCGGTTCCTCCGGGTTTGGCGAGATGGTCGGATCGCTTACCGACGGGCTCGGCAAGGGCTACGCCGTCTGCGAGATCATGTGGGACTACCGGCAGGGTCGCCTGCGGCCGAGCTTCAAATGGCGAGACCAGCGCTTCTTCCGCTTCGATCGGCGGGATCTGACGACACTGCGCCTCGAGGTGGACCGGTCGTTCGACGGTGAGGAGTTGCCGCCTGCCAAGTTCGTGGTTCACAAGCCCCGCACCAAGGCAGGCATCCCGCTTCGCCGCGGCCTTGCCCGCCCGGCCGCATGGGCCTTTCTGATCCAGAGCTTCGGATTGAAGGACTGGTCGGCTTTCGCCGAGGTCTACGGCGTTCCCTGGCGGATCGGCAAGTATCACGAGAACGCTTCGGACAGCGACAAGCGAACCCTTTTGCGCGCGGTGCGCTCGCTTGCCTCCGATGCCGCCGCCATCATGCCCGCCGGCATGGAGATCGAGCTGCACAAGATCGAGGGCAATCACGGCGCGGCGGTCTTTGGCGGGTTGCTGGAATACATCGACCGGCAGGTGTCCAAGATCGTTATCGGCCAGACCATGACGGCCGACGACGGTTCGTCCATGGCGCAGGCGAAGATTCATAACGAGGTGCGCCTCGACCTGCGCACCGCAGATGCCAACCAGCTTGCCGGCACGATCAACCGCGACGTGATCGAGGTGGCGATTGATCTGAACTTCGGGCCGCAGGAAGTGTATCCGCGCGTCGAGTTCCCGGTCGCCGAGCCTGAAGACACCAAGGCCCTGTCGGAAGCGTTGGGAACGCTCGTCCCGCTAGGCCTGAAGGTCGGCCAGGGACAGGTGCGCGAGAAGCTCGGGCTTTCCGACCCGCAGCAGGACGAGGACCTGCTGGTGGCGCCCACGAGTTTCAGCGCGGAACCCGCCAGGGCCAGCACGCTTTCCGGGGCGCCGCTTTCCTGTTCCTGTTCGTCCTGCTCCAGCCTTGCGGCGCGCGGGACCGCAGCTGCCGCGCCCCCGGCCGACCTGCTCGCCGATCTGTTCAGCAAGGAAGATTACCAGGCGATTGCCGAGGATGTGCTCGCCCCGCTGCTGGCACTCCTGGAGCGCGCCTCGACGCTGGAGGAGGCGCGCAACATGCTCGCCGAATTCGAGCGCGAAGGCCTCGACACGGGAGCGTTGATCGAACGCCTTGCAAGCACGACCGCAATCGCCCGCGGCCTCGGCGACGTGTCGGACGTCTAGCATGGCGGAACCGGACCGAGACCGCTTTCGGGCGCCGCGAGAGGTTACAGACTATTTCCGCGACAAGACTTCGCGCCCGCGCTTCTCCTGGCTGGATGTATGGGGCGAAGAGCATGCGCACGCCTTCACCGTCGCAAAGGCCACCGAGACGGAGCTGATCGGTGCCTTCCGTCGCTCGCTCGATACCGCGATCACGGACGGACAGACGTTCGAAAACTGGAAGAAGGGTATTCGAGGCGAGCTCGAAAGGCTGGGCTGGGCCAAGCCGCGCCTCGTCGAGGACCCGGACGGTATCGATCCGCCGCGCCTGGTCGACTTCACCTCCGACAGGCGGCTGAAGACGATCTTCTGGTCGAACATGCGAGCGGCGCGCGCCGCCGGCCAATGGAACCGGGTTCAGCGGACAAAGGCCGCACTGCCCTTCCTGCTGTACGTGCGCACCGCTGCAGCCGACCCGCGCCCAGAGCACCTGGTCTGGGCCGGCACCTTGCTGCCGGTCGACGATCCCTGGTGGGACACGCATTTCCCGCCGAATGGCTGGGGATGCAAATGCGCGGTGAGACAGGTTTCCCGCTTCGAGGCACGTCGTCTGGTTGGAGATCGGGAAATCACGATCGACGGCGAGGCCGTCCCGGTCTCCGAAACGCGGCCCGAAATCCAGACCAGGCCGTTCGTCAACCGGCGCACGGGTGAGATCACCCAGGTTCCGGAAGGGATCGACGCGGGCTGGCACACCAATCCCGGCAAGGCCCGGTCCCGCACCCTGGTCACCCGTCTGGTCGAGGAACTTCAGACCCAGGGCGAAGCGACGGCGCGCACCCAGATCGCCCGCGTGCTGGACGGGCCGGACGTGCGGGCGGTCATCGGACTGCCGGAGCGTGTTCGCCTGCCTGTAGCGGTGGCTCCGCAAGCGGCTGAGACGCTGTCCGCATCCGGCCAGGTCGTGACGATGTCCTCGGACACGATCGTTACGAAGATGAGCAAGCACGCGCTCGTTACGCTGGAGCTGCTGGGCCGCATCCAGGAGATCGTCGACGAGGGGCGCATGCTCGACGAGGGGCGCGGCGACGCACAACGCCAGATCTATCTTGAGCTGGAAGGGCTCGGCTGGGTCAAGCTCGTGCTCGGCCGGTCGAAGGACGGCTTTCTGTATGTGCGCACGCTCTATCAGGTGGCCGCGCGAAAGGCGTTGAAATCGATCGAGGAGAATGGAGGGAGGTGATAACGGACGGCGGGAGGACGTGCGATCCCTCAACGGCTCAAAGTCCGGCACCAACGATTTTTGCGCCGCCGTCCGTCCTCAACATGCGTGAAACCGGCCCCGATTTCAAGTTGCCCGACCGCTTCGAACACAGAAGCGCCAGGGAGCGGCAGCGGCAGGGCTGCCGCCCGATCCCCCGCAAACGATGGGCATGGGCCTTCTAGGGGCTTTTAAAGGCCTTCTAACAGGCCAAACCGATCCGGGTGGCGGCGACGGTTCGGCTATGGCATGTTGCCCGCGTCGAACGACGATCCGGCACCGCCATCCTGGCTGACGCTCGTCAGCCCCTTTGCGGACAGGCCGGCCGGCATAGTCGCCGGCATGACATTCGAACCGCCCCTCTCCGTTTCCGCCTCCGAACCCACCGCAATCGCGATGTGCGATGCCGGTGCGGCCGCATGCGGCGTCGTGCTGCTCTCTGCCGACGCGGTCGGCGAGGCTGATGATGCGAGCTGGATCAAGGTCGCGCCGCGTGGCCGGGTCACCACTCGTGACGGACGCAACTACGCCTTCGATCCGGAGCGGCTCGCCGCGCGCTTCCAAGACGACGGTATCGAGATCCCGGTCGATCTCGACCACTCGGTTTCCTTGCGCGCAAAGAATGGCGATGCCGGAACCGTGGTCGGTTGGGTCAAGGAGATCGACGCCCGGCTGGACGGCTTGTTCGCACGTGTCGAATGGCTGGAGGCCGGGCGGGACGTGCTGCGCGCGCGGACGCATCGCTTCGTGTCGCCGACCATCCATCATACCAAAACCGGCGAGGCGACCTGGCTCCACTCTGTCGCGCTTGTCGCCGCTCCCGCCTTGCCGTTGCCGGCGGTCGCATCGGCCATCGGTCCCGTTCGTGAGCCACACCAGGAGACATCCATGAAGTCGGTTCTTTCCGCCCTCGGCCTGGCCGAGGGGGCGGATGAGGCTGCATGCCTCGCCGCCATCACCACCTTGAAGGCCAACACCGTCCCGAAGGACGTGCACGACGAGGCGCTCGCGACCCTGTCGGCGAAGAGCGAGGAGCTTGCCGCGCTTCAGGCCGCGGTACGCAGCGGCGAGGTCGAGGACCTGATCGAAGGCGCGCTTGCCGCGAAGAAGATCGTGCCCGCCCAGCGGGAAAGCTACGCGGCGCTCTGCGCCACCGACGAAGGGCTGGCTTCCGTGAAGAAGCTGCTCGAGGCAACTCCCGCAAGTCTCGCCGCATCCGGTCTCGGCAACCGTCAGCCGGCCGCGGACAAGGTGCTGGATCCCGCAACCCTCGCCGCGAAGGCGCGCGCTCTGGTCGTCGAAAGCCGGGCACGGGGCGTCGAGATCTCGATCGCCGACGCGGTGAACCAGGTCAAGGAGGAGCAGGCGTGACCACCCCTCTCATCAAATCCTATCGGTCCGCGGCGGAAGTCGCCGGTCGCCGTATCGTCGCCTTCACCGGCACCGGGAGCGATGTCGCCGCAGCGACCTCCGGCACCGCGCAGACCTTCGGCATTTCCACGCCGCTCGGAGCCGGTGCCGGCGAGATGCTCGATGTCGTCCTCTCGGGTATCGGCGAAGTGCAGCTCGGAGGCGCCGTCGACGCCGGCGATCCGCTCACGGCGGATGCGGATGGCAAGGGCGTCGTCGCCGGCCCGGTCGCCGGCAGCGTGATCCGCTATGCCGCCTTCGCGCTCAGCGACGGCGTCGAGAACGACATCATCCCGGTCCTCGTGGTGCCGGGCATCATCAACACGCCGGCCTGATCCGGCACTTCAAGCGAGGCTTGAGCATGGCACCCAGGCGCCCCTTTGTCGTCGATCCGGTCCTTACCGCGATCGCGATCGGTTACTCCAATCCCGCCCAGACGCTGATCGCGGACCGCGTTCTGCCCCGCTTCGGCGTTGCCGGCGAGGCTTTCAAGTGGACCGAATATCCGCTCGCCGAGGCCTTCACGATCCCGTCGACCAAGGTCGGCCGGCTCGGCCAGGTCAACCAGGTCACCTTCTCCGGCAAGGAGAAGACCAGCTCGGTCGAGGACTACGGCCTCGACACGCCGATCCCGAACAGCGACATCACGGCTGCGGCCGCCGCGAGGGCGCAGGGCGTATCCAACTACGATCCCGAACAGCATTCGACGATGATGCTTACCAAGCTGGTCGAGCTGGATCGGGAAGTCCGCGTCGCGACCCTCATTCAGAACCCGAACACCTACGCGGCAGCGCGGCGCCTGGCCCTTGCGGGCGGCGACAAGCTCTCCGACTACGCCAATTCCGACCCGATCGGCGTCCTGGATGCGGCGATCGACGGAACGCTGATCTACCGGGCTAACACCCTGGTCATGGGTCAGCCGGTCTGGTCGAAGATCAAGCGCCACCCGAAGCTGGTCAACGCGGTCAAGGGCAACCTGACGAACGAGGGGATGATCACGCCGCAGCAGCTCGCCGAGCTGCTCAGCATCCGCGAAGTGCTCGTTGGCGAGGCTTTCGTCAATACGGCCAGACCGGGCCAGGAGGCAGTGCTTGCGCGTGCCTGGGGCGACAGCATCGCGGCGCTCTACATCGACCCGACGGCGCGGCCCGAGGGCGAAATCACCTTCGGCTTTACCGCTCAGTTCGGCACGCGCATCGCCGGCCGGATCGAGGACGAGGATATCGGCCTGGAAGGCGGCCAGCGCATCCGCTCGGGCGAGCGGGTCAAGGAGGAGATCGTCGCACGGGACGTCGGCTATCTGATCCAGAACGCGATCTGACGGGCTGCGAAGAAATACCCAGAGGGTGGTCCGGTACGGCTCGCGAGGCCCCCGGCAACGTCCCCGCCGCAAGGCCTTGGGACGTTTGAGATCACGCCAGATCAACAAGGGGGTCAGCCCGCCACCCGCCCATCTTTCCGGTGAAGGAGCCAGACATGAGCCGTCGAGCTGCAAGGAGCAAGGCGAGTACGCCGAAGCCGAAGCCTGAGGCTGAAGGCAAGGAGAACGAAACCGCGACCACGACCGACGACGTCGGTACTGCTGCCGGCCCGGACACCGAGCAGTCGGCCGCTCCCGAGGTCGAAGGCCGGGACGCGGAGCCGAACGATAATGCGGGCGTTCCGGCGATGACGCCGGAGGCTTCGAGCGAGATCAAGTCGACCGACGGCGAAACGTCGGAGGCAAGCGAGACCTCCGCCGCCGAGGACCAGGACGGCACGGCCGCCGACCCGGACGCCGAGCAGTCTTCCGCTCCCGAGGTCGAAGGCCGGGACGCGGAGCCGAACGATAATGCGGGCGTTCCGGCGATGACGCCGGAGGCTTCGAGCGAGATCAAGTCGACCGACGGCGAAACGTCGGAGGCAAGCGAGACCTCCGCCGCCGAGGACCAGGACGGCACGGCCGCCGACCCGGACGCCGAGCAGTCTTCCGCTCCCGAGGTCGAAGACCAGGGCGCAAAGCCGAACGACAATGAGGGTGACCCGGCGAAGGGACCGGAGCGGCGAGAGCATGTCGCGCTCTGCCATGTCCGGCAGAACGGCGCGACGCTTCCTCCTGGGCACCCCTTGCAGCTTACCGAGAAGGAATTCGGCGAGCTGAAGCGCGCGAAGGCCGTCGAAGGCGAGTGGTAGGGCGCGCTCGCGCCCAATCCATCCCTTGACATGCCGGAGGACCAGGACGTGCAGCCCTACGCCACGATCGACGACATCGATGCCCGTCATCCGGCAGAGCTGATCCTGCTGGCGGCGGACGAGAACTCCGGCATTGTGGACGACGGCCGGGTGTCGGCCGCCCTGGTGGATGCGAGCGCGGAGGTGCGCGCAATCCTCAAGGCTCGCTACAGCTCGGCTGAACTTGGGCGGCTGGATAGCGAGAGCCTTGACACCCTGCGCTTCTATACCATCGACGTCGCTCTCTATCGGATCGCCTTGTCGTTCGCCCGTTCGAACGAGCGGATCAAGGAGCGCTACGAGGCAGCCATCAAGCGGCTGGAAGCGATTGCGGCCGGCAAGGGTGGTCTTTCGTTCGAAGGCGGGACAGGTGGCGACGATCCCTCGATTACGGGGCCGGCATCACCGAACGAGGTCATCGTCGACGTGCCCGAGCGCATGTTCACGAGGGACCGGCTGCGAGGTCTGTGATGAGCGTCTCGCTCGTGATCGACATCGACGGACTGGACGAGGCACTGGTGCGGCTGAAGCCGATCACCGACTTCGAACCGGCCCCCTTGATGGAAGCGCTCGCCGCCATCGGAGAAAGCCAGACGCGCCGTCGCATCGAAAGCGAGAAGACCGCGCCCGACGGGACACCCTGGCCGGACAACCTCGCCGGAACGCCGATCCTCCGTGAAACCGGGCGCAATCTGCTCGACAGCGTCGCCAGCCAGGCATCTGCCGAGGTGGCCGAATGGGGGGCTGCCTGGGAATATGCCCACGTCCACCAGGACGGCATGACCATCGTTCCGCGCGAGGCCAAGAAGCTCGCCTTCGCATTTGCCGGCGGCTTCGCGGTTGTCGACGAGGTCACCATTCCGGCGCGCCCCTTCGTCGGCATCTCCGATGAAAACCGCGAGGAGCTTCGCGAGGTCGTGACCGACTACCTCGGAATTGGTGGAGCGCGCTGATGCCGATGACACTCGAGCAGCTTATCGCCGCAGACCGAATGACACCTCTGCGGGACGCCATCGTCGCCGGCCTGGCGAACCAGTTCGACGGCATCAAGGTTATTGCCCATCCCGGCAAACTCGACATCTACGACGTGGTCAAGCGGGCTGTTATCGCCGCGCCCGGCGTCGCGGTCGGATGGTCCCGCGTGCAGGCGCCTCGGGAAGTCGACGGGTCCTATGTCACTCCGATCGATTGGGCAGCCTACATCGTCGCCGAGGATCATGCGGATATGGGGGAGCGCCGAAGGATCTCGCGCGATGTCCTCGCTCATGCAATCGGCTCTCACATCCTGAAGGTGCTGCACGACCCGGCTCTTTCGAGCTGGGGTCTCGAAAGAGTGACGCCGCCGGACGGTCAGCCCGGTCCGCAGCTGAAGCCGCTTTTCACTGCGACGGCCTACGAGAAGGGCACCGCCTATTACGCGGTGACCTGGACACAGGCTCTTGTCGATCTCGGCCCCGACTTCCTCGCCGGCACAACGCCTGCATTCGTGCTGCCGGACGAGACGGACGAGCGTCCGGGTCTTCAGTTCGACAGCGAAGACGGCATCCCGACCGAAATCCAGGCGATGATCGATAAAGCGGACGCGGGAGACGAAACGTGACCGACCTTGTGGCGATCGAGCTGCGCACCTTGCGCCGACAGCTGCACCAGCTGTCCGGTCGGCTGGCACGCCATACGCTGATGGGCAAGGTTCACCCGGGCAGCCAGGATCTCCAGGCGCGCACCGTCCAGCTCGAGCTCGGGATCGACGATGACGGGGCGCCGATCCTGTCGCCGCCGGTTCGCTGGCAGGAGCCCGGCGCCGGGCGGCTGAAAGTCCATGCGGTGCCGGCCGACAACGAGCAGATGATGCTGCACTCGCCGTCGGGCACCATCGGAACGGCGAGCCTTGCGGTCTGGGCCACCTATGACGACGACAACGGGCCTCCGTCCGACAAGGACGACGAGGCGGTCTGGACATTCGGTGACGATGTTCGCGTCGAGCTGCGAGGCAACGACGCCCGCGTGAAGGCGCCGAAGGTGGTGGTCGAGAGCGACGACGTGCATCTGGGTGGCGAGGGCGGCGAGCGGGTCGCGCGGATCGGCGACAAAGTCAATGTCAGCCTCGGATCGTCTGCCGGCTTGTGGCCGATCGTCGAAGGGTCTTCGAAAGTGCGGGCGGCGGACTGATGCGCGGGCTTCGCTATCGCACCGGCCTGGACGCGCGCACCGGTCAGCCGCTGCGCGGATGGCCCCATGTCGTGCAAAGTCTCGAAACGATCTGGAGCACGCGCCTGGGCAAGCGCGTGATGCGGCTCGGTTTCGGCTCGGAGCTGTTTTCGCGGCTCGGCGAGGACATCACGCCGGCACTTGCGCTGCAGCTCTACACGGACCTCACGGTCGCAGCCCACACGTGGGAGCCCGAGTATCGCATCACGTCGATGCAGCTGGTGAACCTGACCAGCGCCGGCGCGCTTGGGCTCCGTCATTCCGGCACCTACTACCCGGAAGGTCGCTTCGGCATCTACGACCACCCGCAGAGTGTTGAGGCGGCGATCCCGCTCATGTTGCTGCGATCCAGCGAAGGAGCGAGTGCTTGACCCGTCCCGATCTCCCGCCCCCCGCAATCCTGGAAGAGCTGAGTTTCGAGCAGCTGCTGTCGACCATCGTCGCGGATGCGCAGGCCCGGCTTGCGGCCGTCGGCATCACCTGGGACGTCGGCGCACTGGAGACCGATCCGGTCATGATCCTGTGCCAGGCGTTTGCCTATCGGGAACTCGTGCTCCGCGCGCGGGTGAACGATGCGGCCCGTGCCAATCTCCTGGCCTTCGCCGGCAGCTCCGACCTCGACCACCTTGCGGCCTTCTACGACGTGGCGCGGCTCGATGGCGAGACGGACGAGCGGCTGCGCGACCGGGTCTGGCTTACCATCCTCGGCCGGTCGGCCGGCGGCCCTGTCGAGCGGTACAAGGCGGTCGCGATGGCGGCCTCGCTACAGGTGCGGGATGTCGCGATCTGGCGCGAGGGGCGCGATCCGACCGTGCGTGTCGCCGTGTTGTCGACCGACACCGGCGAGGCGAGCCCGGAGCTGCTGGCGAGCGTGCTGGCAGCCCTGGAAGCGCCGGAGGTGCGCGTGGTGTCCGACCGGTTCGAGGTCGTCTCCGCCATCCAGACCGTGCAGGACGTGGCCTTGACCGTGCGCCTCGCGCCGGACGCGCCGGAGAGCCGGCGCATGGATGTCGCCGCGGCCGTGCGCGCCGCCTGGCACGCCGAACAGCTGCTCGGTCTCGACCTCACCACGTCCTGGCTGACCGCAAAGGCGATGATCCCCGGCGTTACCCGGGTTGAAGTCACCTGGCCGACCAAGGATGTCGTCGCGCTGCCGCACCAGGCCATCGGTCTGGGCGGCATCGAGATCATCGACGGGGGGCGCGGCAGGTGACCTCGCTCCTCCCGACCAACGCAACACCGCTGGAAAGCGCGCTCGACCTGACGGGCGCCGACGTCGCCGACCGGATCGCGCCGGGCATCGACGCGGTGCCGGGGTTCAAGATCGTCAATCCGCAGCCGGCAATGGCGCCCTGGCTGGTCTACGAGTACGGCCTCGGCGCGCTGTCGCCCTATGTCGCCAACGTCTTCGACCTGCTGGATGAAGGCATCGCCTGGGAGCGGCTGCGGGGAACGCATGCCGGCATGGCGCGCGGCCTCGGCTTTGTCGGCTACTCGGCCGAGCTGGTCGATCCGCCGGCACGCCGGCTGGCCTGGGCGGACTATCAGCTCGATCTCGACCGGGTCCGGGACAGCGAGACTGATCTCGTGCGCATTGCCGGCATTGCCGGCCTGTCGCAGCCGGCGCGCTCGAAGTTCCGGCGCGGCGTGCACGGCTACGACGTTCCGGCGGCCGAAGCCTCCTGGACGCGCCTGTCGGGTTCGATTGTCGGCGACGACAGCGGCGTGCATGTCCAGTCGACCGGCGGCAAGGCCGGGCCGAAGTGGTCCTATGGCCGCAGCCACGAGGCAGAGGTCACGCTGTCGCAGGCGGAGCTTGAGGCGCTCGGGATCTGGATTGCCGGCGGCGGTGCGGGCGATCTGTCCTGGGCTGACCTGCCGATTGCCTGGTCGGCGATTGCCGACAGCTGGCAGGATCTCGGCTCGGCCGGCGCCCGCGTTCGCCAGATGGCGGCGGCGCTCGCGACCTTTCCCGTCTATCTCGGCTTCTACACCGGCAGCGGCGGCGGCACGCTGATCGGAGCGCGGCGCTGCCGGACCTTCGCCCAGGTGCAGCCCAACGGCGCGACCTGGGAGATCGCCGGCCAGAGCTGGGCGCCGGGCGCTGGCGGGGAAGCCCTTGCCGCAATCGCCCTGACCGGGTTCGGCGACGGGGCGACCAAATGGGCGCGGTCCGTCGCGCTGCTCGTCGGCGCCGCGCCGCTCGATCCGCTTAGCCCCGGCAAGCTGTGGCTTGGCCCTGGCGAGATCCAAACGCCTTTCCCGCCGGTCGGCCGCACGCCCGTCGACATCCGTATGGGGGAGACCGTGCGCGAGCGCGTCGCCCTTCTCGTCCGCTTCACGTGAGGTTCAAATGGCCTTCGAACACACTCAAGTCCCCGGTGCCTATGACCGCACCCCCGCCAAGCCGGACATGGCCGATGTCGTTTTCCGCGAGGGCGCTTTCATGCAGGGCGCCGAGCTGAACGAGGCGCAATCGATCCTGCGCGGCCGCATCGCCCGTGCCGGCGGCCTGTCTGCTCGCGACGGCGACCGGATCGCGGGCGCCGGCATCGTCGTCAATCCCGGCGCCGGCAACGTGTTTCTGGAAGCCGGCCGCATCTATGCGGCGGGCGATGTGCGCGCCGTCAACGCATGGACGCTGGAAGGCGTGCCCATGGAAGGCGAGGTCACCATCGGCGTGCGGCTGGTGCGCCAGGTCGTGACCCACGAGCAGGACCCGGACTTGCTGGGGCTCGCACCCGGCACAGTGGCGGAAGGCGAAGCCGGCGCGGCCCGCATCGTCGAAACGCTCGTCTGGGGGCGCGCCGGAGACGGCAAGCCGGGCGATCTCTACCCGGTCTATCTGATCAAGGACGGCGTGGCGCTCGACCAGACGGCGCCGGCCGAGCTGTCCGTCACGCTTCAGGCTATTGCCGGCTATGACCGGGATGCCAATGGCAGCTATGTCGTCGACGGCTGCCGCGTGGGGGCGCTCGGTCGGCAGGCGGGCAACCAGATTTTCGTCATCGAGCAGGGCGTCGCCAATATCGACGGCTTCAAGCGAACGCGGAGCGCTTCCCTGCGCATGTCCGTGCCGGAGACCTTCGATACCGGCCGCATCGACGCGGAAACTCACGTCTTTTCGGATGGGGGGAGCGGGACTGCAACGCTGGCCCTGCGTTTCCCGCCTCTCGCCAATCTGGTGCAGGCCCTGGTCACCAAGGAAACCACCGAGGCGGTGACGCATGGCCCCTCGGTCGGCGCCATGGACCTGCTCTCCAACGACAGCGTGACGGCGCTGGTCGAGGTACGCCAGGGCGTCACAGTCTACACCGCCGGCACCGACTACACCTTGAACGCCGACCGTGTCGACTGGACGCCGGGCGGTGCGGAGCCGGCGCCGGGCTCCAGCTATCAGGTCACCTATCGGTTTCGCGATGCGGTCGCGCCGGTCTCGACCACCGACAGC